GGGCATTGATTTTGGGAAAATGATTTCTTTAAGTATTGGGCAGCACCAAGGCGATACCTACCGTATTTTAAAATTTATGTTTGTTTTGGCGCCAGACAGCAGCAAGGAAATTGCAGAAAAATTTATCAGCTTTTTTTATCCACATCAAGATAAAAGGATCAAAATGTACTATGACCGCAGCGGCAACCAATATGAAAGCAGCGGACGTTCTTGGGCTCAAGAAATAAAAAACCACCTTGAACTCACAGAAACAAACAGCCGCACCGGATGGACCGTAGAGTTAATGAGCCGCGAGCAGGGCAACATTCTGCAAAGTGAAGAGTATTTTTTTATGAAACAAATAATGCAAGGCACTAACCCCGATTTACCAAAGCTTCAAATGGACTTTTACCAATGTAGAGAACTTAAAAGCAGTATGGAAAGTACCAAGCTCATTCAAAAAAAAGACACCCGCACAGGGCACACCATCATTCATAAAGACAAAAGCAGTGAGAGCCTACCCCTTCATAAGCTTCCAATGCACAGCACAAACCCCAGTGACAGCGCAAAATACCTGTTAATGCGTAAGGATTGGGTAAAAACCTCAAGAAGAGATAGAATTGAAATTTTCACTTCTTTGGAGGGGATATAAACGTTAAAGTTTTATGTATTTAATCGAATTTATATATTATTACTTGCACACAAGCAAGCAAAGATATATTTTAGCAGTATCAAATTAAACATAAAAGCTCCCGCGCAGGAATTAAAACACGGCAAAATTATTATGAAAACTTTCCTTACAGACCACAAATTCCTTAATTTAGAAAACGTAAAACTCATTAATTCTGGCGATGTAGTTCGTTGGAAATTTTCAACACAGTTAAATGGAGTTAAAGACGAAACGGTAATTTATCACGGAGTTGTAGACCACTCGGTAAATAGCTATTGGAAAGATGTTAATAGAACAGAAGAACGTCTTGTTCCTTCAATAGATTGCACTTATGAAAGCCCATCTTTTGGCCGTCAAAAATGGGCACACACAAGAGAAGATGTTTTTTGGTTTACAATCTGGACTAACGGCTATAATTTATTAAGAGTAATTTCAGTAAATGATAAGTCTTGGGACTCCATTCTTGACGAAAACGGACTAAACAGAAAATCAGAACAAGAGCAAGAGTCTGAGCAACTTCAAGAAAAAGTGGATAGTTTAATTAAAATTAGCAACCCAATAAATTGTATAAAATCAGACTACGAACAAGTACATCAATTATCTGCTTTACCTAAAGGGTTTGATGTAATAGAGGCCGCATATCTTAGCGTTACTTCGGCTATTTCAAATGTTTTGCGACAAGAAGCTTATTTAACCACAAACAAAGACCACTCAATATCAAAAACGGATTTCCAGCTTCCTCTTTTAGGTATAAAAATATATGTGCCCACGGGAAGGCACGAAGGAGTAATGTATATATTTTTATTACCAGAACAAGACCTTGACAGTTTAAAGAAAGAGTTACAAAAAAGAGCTCTAGATGCTGGAAAGCTAATAGAAGACGGTTTTTGTAAAGGGGGTATTCAAATATGATAACTCGATGCTACTCAGTGAGATTGGAATTTATGATTCCAATCTCACCTAAGTGCTGGAAAGCCACGGCGTTTGACGGAAGCGAAGCCCTTATACCAGACTCACAATATTTTGGGCAAGACCATGACGTTTTAAAAAGCGAAGCGCATTGGATAAGCGCTTGGATACTCGAAAAAAAAGACCTACAATATTCCTCTAAAAAATGGACTAACTTTTCTAAAGCAGGAAAAAATATCGGGCAAATTGAATTTACGCACCACACTCCAAAAAAAATAAGCGGGGAAGTGATCCACGATAAAAATTTAGAGCGATGATGCTATCCCAACAAACCGAAGCGGTAACCAAATTGGAACAATTCAAAGTTGGCGCTTTGTTCATGGAGCCAGGAACCGGCAAAACTCGTGCGGCTTTAGAATTGATAAAGCCCCTGAACAGTGATTGCATAGTTTGGTTCACACCGTTTCAAACAAAGGAGAACCTAAAGGAAGAGCTACAAAAATGGAATGGCAATAATATTGATGTTGTGGGGATTGAAAGTGTTCAGAATAGTGATCGTTTGTATCTGGACATTACTCATAGATTAATGAATGCCATAAACCCTGTGCTTATTGTGGATGAAAGCCTGAAAATCAAAAACAGCGATGCCAAGCGCACCCAACGATTAATTACGCTGAGTAATTTAACCGAATACAAACTTATTTTAAATGGCACTCCAATCAGCAAAAGCCTGCTGGATCTTTGGGCACAAATGGAATTTCTTTCGCCTACTATTTTAAATATGAACGAAACCCAATTTAAAAATAGTTTTTGCGAGTACAAAACAATGACGGTTAGAAAGCCCGGCTCTTACAGGATCCGATCCAAAGAATGGATCATTAAATACCACAATTTGGAACACCTGTACAAATTAATTGAGCCTTATGTGTATGAATGCAGTTTGGATTTGCAAATTGGAAAACAACAAATCGAAGTTCCTTTTGAATTGCAGGAAGAAGAAAAAGCGGAACACGAAAGGATCATCGATAAAGTTTTGAGCAATGAATGGTTAATGGCCAAGCCTAATTTCTTTCTGGAGTTGACCCAAAAATTGCAAAACAATTACTCCAGGACAAAAGAAAAGTTTGATTTTGTCCGGGAAATCTTGTCAAAAAATGACAAGTCGAAAGTGTTGATTTTTGCCAAATACATTGAAACCCAAAACTTGCTTAAAAAAACATTTGCTGACGTGAAAATATTGAGCTATCAAAAGCACAGTTTCGGGCTTAATTTACAATCGTACAACAGAACCATCTTTTTTGACAAAATATGGGATTACGCTTTGCGAGAGCAAGCTGAAAGGAGAATTTATAGAACCGGACAAACAGACGATTGCATTTTTTATGATCTCACCGGAAATGTTGGCCTTGAAAAAATGATAGATGCGAACATCAACAAAAAATCAAACCTGTTGCGGGAGTTTAAAACACTGAGTTTAGAAGAATTTAAAAAAGCGGTATTATGAATGTTTATGAATTGGCAGTCCAACGCATTGAAATCCTTTTCAAAGAATTCGACAATATTTACGTTTCTTTTTCAGGAGGAAAAGACAGCGGCGTGACGCTTAATTTGGTGGTAGATTATATGCGGAAAAACAACATCACCAAGAAAATTGGCGTGTTTCACATAGATTATGAGGCACAATACCAAATGACCACAGATTATGTGGATGAAGTTTTAAATTCCAACCAAGACATCTTTGATGTTTATCGAATTTGCCTTCCATTAAAATCCCAATGCGCAACTTCTATGTATCAAAGTTTTTGGTATCCTTGGGAAAAATCAAAGCAGGAAATTTGGGTGAGGGAAATGCCGGAAAACGGAATTAACGAGGAAAATCACAATTTCGATTTTTGGAAACCCAAAATGAGCGATTACGAATTTCAGGAAAAATTCAGCAACTGGTACCACAAAAAAATGAAAGCAAAACGCACCGCTTGCCTTGTGGGAATACGGACGCAGGAAAGTTTGAACCGGTGGCGCGCTATCCATTCAGACAAAAACTACAAAAATTTTGAAGGCAATAAATGGACTAAAACAATTGCCAGAAATGTGTATAACGCATATCCTGTTTACGACTGGCTAACGTCTGATGTTTGGGTGGCAAACGCGAAATTCAGGTGGGAATATAACACGCTGTACGATTTGTATTACCAGGCGGGAATTGGAATTGAACAAATGCGGGTGGCAAGCCCGTTCAATGATGCAGCTTCGGCAAGCCTGAAACTTTACAGGGTGATAGATCCCAATAACTGGGCTAAGATGGTAGGCCGTGTAAATGGCGTAAACTTCACCGGCTTGTATGGAGGTACCACCGCAATGGGCTGGCAAAATATCAAGTTGCCACCAAACCACACCTGGGAGAGTTATATGCACTTTCTTTTAAACACGCTCCCGGAAGAATCAAAACAAAATTACCTTTCAAAACTGGAAACTTCCATTAATTTTTGGAAAGAAAAAGGCGGGGTTCTTTCAAAAGAAACCATTAAAAAACTTAAAAAAGCCGGAGTTAAAATTAAAGTCGAAAAAGAAACAAATTACAAAACCGATAAACTCCCGGTGAGGATGGAGTATCTGGATGATATCGATATTTCAGAAGCAAAAGAAATCCCCACGTTTAAAAGAATGTGCATCTGCATTATGAAAAATGACCATTTGTGCAAGTATATGGGTTTTTCGCTCACTAAAAATGAGATGCAAAGACGGAAAAATGTAATCCAAAAATATAAAGGAATATTATGAAAAGTCCAGTTTACAGCATTAAAGCTGTGCCTATCGAAAAAATTCAGGCAAATATGTACAACCCAAATGCGGTCGCGCCGCCTGAAATGAAATTGTTGTACCAATCCATAAAAGAAGACGGCTACACAATGCCCATTGTTTGCTATTATTTGCCCGATGAAGGCAAATATGAAATAGTGGATGGGTTCCACCGCTATATGATCATGCGGGATCATAAAGATATTCATAAAAGGGAAGGTGGAAAATTACCCGTATCGGTTATTGAAAAAGATTTGTCAAACAGAATGGCATCCACCATTCGACACAACAGGGCGCGCGGTACGCACTCTATTCAATTAATGACACATATTGTTTCTGAACTCACAAAAGCAGGAATGAGC